GCAGCTTGGTTGAATGTAGTTGGTGCAACTGGAACTAGGCTAGACAACTTGTATAGCATTTCCTGGTCGATTTCAACTGTGATTTCTTGTGCAAGTGCTTGCATGATTTCTGCTTCGATGTCGATACCATGGATAGCGTTTGCATCTTGTGCTGCTTCAAAGGTCCAACGAGCTGACAATTTACGTGTCTTAGCTTCGACTGTTTCTTTCAAGATTTGGATGCTGAGCTTGTTACCTGGCACGCCTTCTAGACGAGCTGTACTTGCTGCTGCTGGATCTGCTGCAACTTCGTTACCCGAATATGCGCGAGCAATTTCGAATGGACCAAGTGCTTCTGTACCAGCTGTAACACCAGCTGCTGTATTAGCGTAACGAACACGCAAAGTGTGGATCTGACCAACTGGACCGGTCATAGGCTGAACACCCATGATTTCGTTCGCAATAACGGTCGGCATAACACGACGGATAAGCGGTAGCATTACTTTGTTAAGTACAGCAATATTACCTGCTTGGGTTGCGCCTGCGGTTGCCGATTCAGCCAAGTATCTACGAGTGTTTTCAAACACTACGTCCATGGACTGACGACGGGTTCCCTTTAGGCCTTCTAATAGGGCTTCTTTTGTTGCGCCCCAGTTTGATTCAAATAGCTTTGTTGCCATTATAAGTTTCTCCTAGATTACTTTCTAATTCCGGCTAAGGACAAAATACTTTTTAGTGTCGAGGCGTCTTCCGAATCCTCGTCTTGAGCGACCACCGCTCTGTTGCCTGTCTTGGATGACAATGTCGCCTCAGTTAACTGAATCTTTGCAGGCTCAGGTTTACGTACAGCGGCTTCATTTAGAACGCTTGGCAAATACTTGTTGTATGCGCCTTGCAGATTCTTTGTCTGAACCGATTCAAGCAATTCCTTCATTACTGCTTTCTTGTCTTTGGACAATGGAGCTAGTAACTCTACCATGACTTTCTGTCTTTCGACTAGGTCTTGAGTAGCTTTTAACTTGTTATCCAAACCTTCCATCAATCCCTTGTTCTTCTTAACTGATTCGTTAAGTGTTGCAAGTTCCTGGTTCTTAGATTCGACAACCTTTTGTAGCTTCTTAAGCTCAGTACCTTCGTTTAGATACGAAGTCATGAATTCGGCGGCAACGCTCTCAAATATCTTGCGACCGAAATCGTTCTCGCGGGCAACACGAATGTCTTCCTTGAATTGACCAATTTCATTACGCAGAGTCTTCTCAATATTAGACTCGATGATTTGTGCTGCACGCTTGATAAACTGTGCCTTTGTTTCTTGTAGCTTCTGCTTACCTTCGGTAACCATTTTGACTTTCTGTTCCACTAAGGACTTCTTGTCAGCACGGAATTCACGGATTTCTTCGGCTAGTTGCTTCAATAAGAAGTTTTCTAGTTTTCCAAAGTTCTCTTTCATTACCTTCTTCTCGGCATAGAACTCTTTCATTTCTTTAGCTACGGCTTCTGTAATAAATGTGTTTAGCATCTTTGTGTGTTCTACTAGCTTGCCTTTATAGGCAACACGTTCTGCGACAAGTTTTCTCTTGTCATCGGCGAATTCTTCGAGTTCAACGCGGACTTTGTCTGTTAAGAAACGATCCATAGACTCAACTAAAACTCCCTTGTCGTGTTCAAACTTGCGTGCGAATTCCTCACGGAGTGTTGCTGCAACTTCTTCACGAGCTTCGGTTAATCTAGTTTCCCACAAACCAACGATCTGATTTTTGGTATCTTCGGATAATCCAACGCTTTCGCTCAAGATCTCATCTAATTTTTTTGCCATCTTGAGTTCCCCTTAAATTTTCAACTCTTTAATAAATCTGTGAAGGTCCTTAACAAGCTGTTTCTGTGCAGCGGCTTCAGTTAATGCAGACCTTGCGGTATTCATTACACTAGAACCACCCTTCATGTTAAAAAGACTTTCATATATTGTCCTAGGAAATGCATTTGGAGCACTTGGTTGTGCCACGATGTCAACAGTGATAATTTCGAAATCCGAAACTGCACCATCATCACCAACATTTCCAGAACCACGGGATGAAACTCCCAACTTTGCGCCCGATTGCAACAATGTCTTTACTATGTTGCCCATTGGGGTTGGAACAATTTTCAACTTACCGTATCCGTCTGCACCATCCATCCACATTTCTGTAATGAGGTGACTTACACGGTCAAGGTTAATAGACAACTCTTCCGGATGGTCGAGTTCGCCCATAACTGATTGACCTGCGCTTAATTTCTCAGTAATAGAATTTACGGCTCTGGCAATTTCGCGAACAGGATAAACACGCTGATTTTGGTTTCTTACGTCACCCTGGATAAAGATCCCTTTCATACAGAGATCTTTACCACCGGTCATCTTGTTATCTTCTTCGAGTAGCTGTACGTGCGCCTTATCAAACGATAGGTACTCGTATAGTTTATTTGCCACTTTCACCGCCGTATCCTTACGCTGGCTTCTTGGTTAGAGGAGACTTTGTAAAACCTTCACCAGATGCCTTACCGCCGGTCCACTTCGCAGTAGTATCAGCTTTCACACCATTCTTCTTTGGTTCAACTTTTACATTATCTGATGGTGTATCATTCTTTGCTGAATCACCATTGTACTTTCCATATTCGCCACCAGTAGACTTGCTACCTAGGATATTTGTTGGCTTTCCGCCATAATCCTTACGTGGAGGAATGTTAGTAAACGATGACTTGGTTTGTTCAGCACCCAATGGTGTGTTCTTACCAGTTCCAACAAGCTTTGCTGTACCCTTCTGGCCTGTGTCAGCTGTCTTGTTAAGGAATTGTGTCTCTTCGTCAACCTTCTTATCCTTCTTGGCATCTTTCTTCTGTGGTGCTACTTCTAGCTTGGCTTTCTTCTGCTTTTCGAACATAGTTGCGACTACTTCGCCGACAACCTTTTCTTCTGCTCCGCCACCAAAGTCAGGCATACCACCCATGTCATCACCAGCTGGTTGAACGTCTCCGCCCATTTCCATATCGCCGGCCATGTCTGCATGTTGTGGCTCTTGCATTTCTTCGCCCATTAGTGCGTCAAATTCTGCACGAAGTTCAGCAAGTTGGGACTCTAGGTCTTCAACGCGCTCTTCGGTAGTTCCTTCTCCGCCCATATCGCCGCCGAATTCATCAGCTGCGCCCTCTTCATCTTCGTCGTCGCTGCCTTCACCGTCGTCTTCCGAACCGCCGGCTTCGCCGTCATTTTGTTCGTCAGAAGCAACCTCATCCTTGTCAGATGAAATTTCATCAGTGAAATCCTTATTTGGCTCACCACCAACTTCATCAGCTTCTGCTAGGTCTTCTGTATTAACGTCGTCTTCTTCGACGATGCTTTCATAAATGACACGAGCTTTTTCTACAATGATTTGGTGGAGAAGTTCAGCAGCCTGGTCCGAATCTTCTGATAGAAGAAGATCCAATACCTTTTCAAGCTTTCGTTGTTGTGACATGCCCAATCTCTCCTTGATTTGTTAAATTTCCAAAATGGCTACTTTCGTAGTATTCTAGGTATTTAACCCAAGAGAGGGGAATATAGGTGGAAATGGCTATAAAAGAGCCACTTTTAAGAAATGCAGATTCGCAGCTTTATTTAGTCTCGGTCGGACTAGAATAAAAAGCTACTTTATAGGCCGCCTGGTGCGCCGCCTTCATCAGGTGCCTGATTGTACATGTCAGGTAAGAAATTGAGATGCTGGGCGGTCTCGTATTTTTCAGCATCCCTTGATTTTCTAAGTTTCTGTAAATGGAGCATAGTTAGTCGTGGACGACGAGTATCATCCATTTTTGCCTTACCTAATTCATCGTCGGCAGGATCGTAATATTCACAAAGGAGTTCTCGAGCTTTCATATTACCTATTTACCTATTATTGTCCAAAGTTATCAACTTCTGTATCAGAGACATCTGGACCTGCACCGGCTAAATCTGCACCTTCTATACCATCTTCGTCTGGTGCCATGTCGTCAATGCCTGAGCTTGTAATACCGACATCGGATAAGCCTGTTGGTGCTGAACCTCCGCCCATGCCACCTAATCCGCCGCCTACTCCTGCATCTGGCGCAAACGTCTTAGTTAGACGACTACGTTCTTCTTTCCACATACGCTCATTTTCTGAAAGTTCTGCTTCTGTCCAACCTAAATAACGCTTAAGAATGAAACGTTTAGAAACAAACGAAATATCTGTTAATGCTGTAAATGTATTAATCTTAGCTGAATCTAATTCAAGCTGACGATATTCAGAGAAAGATTGTGCTGGTGTAAATGCAAGTTCAAACAAACTGTTATCAATTGTTACGCCACGACGCTTTAAGAAAAGTTTAAATTCTAAATCAATAGGTTCAATAACCTGTTGTTGATAACGAGTTACAACCTTAGAAAATCTAAATTCTTGTATAAACGCCGAACCAACACGACCATCGCTTACTGATGATGTACCATCCTCCGGACCTGTCGGCAAGTACGAACTTGGAACACCTAAAGCACGTAACATCTTGTTATTAAAATAACGCAGGTCATCAATATCACCTAAGTTCTCACCACCTGGCAATACTTCGACCTTAGATCCACGGCCTTCACTTGTTACGGCAAAGAAATAATCTTCCAAGATAGACATAGGATTATATGTCGAATCAACCACATTAGCGCCACCGCCAGTTCTACTCGGAATACGTTTTTGCTGTACTTCGTAACGAACACGTTCAAGATACTGCTGCGCCTTGTTAGGTGGCATAGTACCGACGTCAATAAAGAAAACACGGCGCTCAGGTGCGCGGTGAATACGATAAATTAGAATTGCGTCTTCTAGCAATTCTTTTTGCTTATAAACCTTGTAAATTTGTTCAAGTATACTCAATCCAAAAGGCCAGGCAGCGTTCATGCCATCTGATAGCGTTAATTGG